ACCATGTTGGTATGGTAGATTATAACCTGCTGTATCAATTTGAATTGCAGAAATTTGTCGCACTCGTTCTCTGCTGTTTCCTGTGCCAGAGCCTGACACTGTGATTGCCATAAGATCTGTGTTACCGTAAATTCTGTCTGCAGGGGAAGATGCTGTGCTCCAATCTATCGTTTTTGTATAAGATCTGGTTGCACCACGCTCTGATGCACCGCTACCTTGTAATACATTGTATGCCAGCACAGTGTTGTCAATGGTGCCTGCACCTAAGGCCACTGAGCCTGTGCCGTTGGCTGTAATTTCTAAATCAGCATTAGAAGCATTGGTTGAAATGGTGTTGTCTGTGATGGTTACACCGTCCAATGCCGCTGTGCCTGTTAATGTAAGAGTGGAGCCATCAAAAGTAAGATTGGCTTCTCCGTCTAATTCTGTTGTGGTTGAACCAATAGTAACCAATCTGTTTTCTGCTTGATTGTTCAGTGCTGTGATGGTGCCACCTGACACGGTCGTGAATGTGAATCCACCTGCTCCGTCTGTGGTTAAGACCTGTCCTGAAGTGCCATCTGTAATGCTCAAGTCTGTAAGAGCAGAAGGGATCGTTGGTTTGTTCGTTAAATCGTTATAAGATCCTGAAAATGTTGAATAACCTGAATCGTTGGTCCATTGTGATATGTTTCCTGACTTGTTGGTCAATGTGTCTGTAGAACTCGCCGTGATGTAAGATCCTAAATCTGATATCTGTGATTCTGTTATGCTTAATGCGGCTTGATGTGCTGTGACATCACCTTGTGTGACTGAATAACCTGTAATGTATCCCGCACCATTGGTCAATTGGTTGTTGTTGGTTGGGATAGTTGGGGTACCTGTTAGATCAGAGTATGCTCCTGATGTCGCCACTGTTGCCAGACCCAAATTGGTTGTGGCATTTGATTTCTGTGTGGAAGTAAGTCCCTGTGCCGCTGTATCCACTCTCAATCTATTGCCCAGGGCCGTAGATGTAGTGGTTGCGAAGTTGGCATCGTCTCCCAAAGCCGCCGCTAATTCATTCAAAGTGTTAAGGGTCTCTGGTGCTGAATCTACCGTGTTGGCAATTGCCGTATCCACATACGAAGTAGAAGCATATGATGATAGATCAGGTCCTGTGATTGTGAGTGTGTCTCCTGAAACTGCCGTAGAAACGTTCTGTGTGCCTGCTATTTTAAAAGTTTCGCCTGAATTTATGGTTGTGCCTGTGCTGTCATCGCCCACTATTGTGGTCTGTGAATTAGAAATGAAACCTGAATCATTGGTTAATTCTGAAACTGCTGATGGAATCGTTGGTTTGTTGGTTAAATCTGTATAATCACCTGAAAAATGTGATAGATCTGATATCTGCGACTCTGTAATTGATAGTGCGGCTTGGTGTTGTGTGACATCTGCCTCGCTCACTGCGGTCTTGTAGCCTGAATCGTTAGTAAATTGTGAAATATTTCCTGATTTATTTGTTAGGGTGTCTGTTGATGAAGCCGTGATATAGCCTGCTCCATTGGTTAATTCTGTATTATTAGTTGGAATAGTTGGTTTGTTCGTTAAATCCGTATAAGATCCTGAAAATGTTGAATAAGATGTTAGGTCTGGACCTGTGATTGTAAGAGTATCACCTGACACTGCTGTGGTAATATTCTGTGTGCCCGCAATTTTGAATGTTTCGTTCTGTGCTACCAGTGTGCCTGTGGAGTCATCGCCTACGAAAGTGATACCTGCTGTGTCTCCATCTGAAGCATAAGCCAAAGATGTCCAAGCAGTGGTGCCATCACCTATCTTGAATCTATTTGTGTCTGATTCCCAAGCAAACTCTCCCGCCGCCAATGTGGGGTTGTTAGCAGTCCAGTTTGCCGCTGTGTCTCTTCTTAATTGAATCTGTGTAGCCATTATGCTGATGTTCCTCCGTTTATTGCTGTGGTGCCACCATATGTAGAATTGGCCACTCCACCATCAATATTTATTGCGTTGTTGATCGTTGTGGCATCTACCGTGATCACTCCACCTGTGGTGCCTATGGTAATGCCGCCAGCACCTGATAATTGTAGTGTGCCACCGTCTGCCACTGCCACCGTAGATGAATCTGGTGCTCGCACCGTTATGCCCTGTGCTTGTGATGTGCCTTCAATGGTTATGGTGCCACCTGATGCTGATGTGGTTATGCCTGTGCCACCCACTATGGTGATAGTATCGCCCTGTTGGATGTCTGCGGAGCCTGAATCTGCCGCAACACCTATAGAGGCATCACGCAGATTGATCAGTGATGAATCTATCTCTTCAAATGTTAATGGTGTGCCTTTGGCTAATGTGTCTGTTTCTACCGTGCTCACAGACTGAGATCTTGTGACTATTTTGGCCTTGGTTGGCATTCAGGAACTCCTTGTAATATTACAAGAATATTTATTGGCAATAGGTCTAAATGTTATAGTATGGTATCTGATACTCTGTGCCGTTGATCTTAATTTTAAGATAGCCTACAGGATTGGCAGTGGGTGCAGATGCTGATCCATTGGTGCCAATAGATGTGGATGTGGATGAATTAAAATCAATTCTGCCTGTGCCATGGGGAGATATTTCTATATCTGCATTACTACCAGCATTAATTTTTATCAATCCAGAATTAACTCCAATGTTGGCATCACTGGTGGAATCATTAGATTCTTGCACTGTTAATACAAGATCATTGCCCTGTGCTGTGGTCAATATCGCATTGGTTCCATTGCCGTATATACGAGTTAAGCGAGCATCCAACACAATGTTATTGGTGCTGTCTTCAGTGCCTGCTTGATTGGTATAACCCGCTCCTAACAACAGATCTCCTGAGCAGGTGATGGCATTGATTATGCCACCTGTAGAAATATAATCGCTGGGGCCAACTCCACTGTGATAATCATTGTCGTAATTGATGATGTCTCTGAACACGATGTCTGGTATATTTGCAACTGTATTATAACCAATATTGAGATTGCCTGTGCCACCTGATGCTGACGTGCTGTTAGGATTGATAGTGATTACACCATTTACAGTAGTCAATGTCATTGAACCATTGCCACTGGTAGTTATGTCCTGTCCATTCACATCCAAATCACCCCCCAATTGTGGAGAAGTATCATTTACTAAATCTGTAAGTCCTCCACCTCCACCTGATATCGTGACGGTGTTGCCTGCGACTGTGGCACCTGAGAATGTGATGGTCTCTCCTGCTTCTATGTCTGTAGTAGTAGTGCCATCTGATATTGCAATAGATTGATCACGCAGATTTAGGAAATTAGAATCTAACTCCGCGTTGGTCAGTCCTGTACCTTTGGGTATGCTGTCCGTGGTGACTGTGGTTGTGCTGATTGATCTTGTGGTTAATTTGGCTTTGGTTGGCATTGGCGATCTTTATCTCCTACTGATATTTATTGGGTGAATAATCTATTACGTGGATTATCTTCTTCTTTGAGACGATATTCTATAGATTCTCTCATCAGCATCAGCAGTCGCCAAATGTTGTTATTGTTGTCTGATGATCGTCTTTTATCAGAGATGTTTCTCATATAGAAAGGTGCTCTTTCACTGACTTCAATCAACCAATCTCTGATACTGTGATCCCAGTATTTGTTATGGATAGCAAAAGTCACCATGTCAGATAGAGTTTGTTCAGTCATCTCATCTACCCAATTCCAAATTTGTTTGTCATTTCTTTTAGGAGCACCATACATTTTGATGTGCTCCATCAGTCTGAGATAGAAGTCCGCTACTCGTTCTTGATCATTGTCCGTGATTATCGTTGCCATTATTCTCCTTGTGTATCTTATTGTACGATTTATTGTGCAGTTTGTCAAGATCTGAATTCTTACGTTTGCGTTTCACAATGTTGCCAAATCTATCTTTAACCTTGGGACGACCAACGGCAATAGATCTCTGCAACATATGAACATTTTGCGGTGTCCAACCTTTGCGTTTATCAATTCTACTAAAGTTGACAGCACCAAGACTTCTGCCATGCTGATATTGTTGTCGCATAAATTTTAAAAAAAAAGGCCAGGTGATGGTCCATCTCTGACGCCAATAGGTGGCTTGATTTTTAGCCAATAAAAATTTACGTCTCAGGCTTCTGATCCATGGGTCAGGTCCTGTCTTCCAACGATGTGGTTGTGGTCCCATATCTTTGTATCGCTCTCGCATGAGTTCGCTCATACGACGTCTTCGTTCTTCACTCCAACCATTTCTGGGATCATTTTTAATACCTTTGTTCCAAGGTATATTCCCTGTCTTAAAAGTCATCTCTAACTCTCCTTGCCCAACTGTCTGCATTGGCACGAATGATGTCTGCTTTGTCTTCTGGTGCGAGTGGTTGATTGGTGTCTGGGTAATAAGCACCACCATAGGCCTCCAGCGCCATTTCAGCAGATCTCACAATCAACTTATTGATTTCTTGTTCAGTCATTGTATTCTCCTTATTGTAAGTATTTATTTAATTATAGCAGATGCTGTAAAAAAAAGTCAATCTTTTAAAGATCGTTTGGTCAGCCATTGATATCTTTCTGACCAGGTCATGCCGTAGGCTGAATAGGGTTTGGTGTAGATGGGGTATTTGGTGGTAACGGTGCTTTTGGCACAATTGGTTAGAATCACGAGTAGAAATATGGCTAGTATTCTCAACCTATACTTTCTCGTACTTGATCTGTCGTGTGATACAGCGATCTATAAATTTACGTTCTTTGGTATAACCCTTACCTGTTTTAGCAAACACCAAAGGCTTGGCACTGAGCGTGGTATGAAACACCAGATGATTACCTGATCTATGGCTCCGTATGGAGCCACCTCTGGCCCATATGGCCTCACAGATCTCTCTGGTGTATTTGTGCGTCATACTGCCTTGCTAGGAAACTTGACCACGTTGTCGTGTACCAATTTGCCGTCTGGTCTTCTCTTGCCCTCTTGTTTCTCACGACCCACTCTCGCTGAATTCTCCCACATCCATTTGACGAATTCTGATGGTTCTCGCTTTTCTTGTCTGCCGTCCTCATCGCAGGGCTTGATCTCCCAGCCTGTGATGATGCTACCTTCTGGCAACCAATCAGCGGTCCTGTTGATGGCTTCACTTAACTTGATAGGTCCTTGACCGCAACTGTCATCAATGGTGCCTCCCAACTTGATGGGCATCTCTATCCTGCCAGACTCAACATCTGCCTCACTGCCCATATTGCCTGTGTTGGCACAGTAGTATTGCTCATTGGGGTCTTGGTAGGTGATCTCAAACAACAATCTATTGCTGTCCAATGACACCTCTTCAAACTTGCTCCAATCGTATTTTTCTGTTCTATACATATGGTTCTCCTTTTCTACAATTATAGCACGGACTGACATTTTGTCAATTCTGCCTGTGCCTCCTCAAGTGATAGCATCTTTACATTTTCATCCCAATCTGCTTTGCCAACGGTGTAAGAAGCAATATAACCGTGCTCGTCCCATAGTTCAAAATGGTAGTGGTTGCCAATCTGTTTGCGATCAGTGATCTCATAGAACAAGCCAGTGCGAAAATGCATTGATTTTGTGTAATTCACATAGGGCATATCTTTATATTCTCTTGTACCTGGTACCTCTTTTTGAAATTGTATTCTTTCTTTTGTCATATTATTCCTCCTCTGTTCTCCTTTTAGTTGTAGTATAGCACAGGTCTGTGATTCGTCAACCTATCATTTGCGTTCAGCAAATTTTGCGTTAGGCTGGTAATCCTACCATCATTGCACCAGCAATCAATGAGTCCAGCACACCTAACTCGTGTCGTAGCCAATCAGGCACCTTGTGTGATTCTCTAATACCATCTTTGTCCAATTGATACTGATAACACAAACAATCTTCAGTGAATGCTCTAAATTCAATCAATTCCGTGACCAACTTTTTATAACCCGCGGGATTTTTTTGCAGTTGTCTCTGCATGACTGCATGACAGGTTTTACCTCCTGTTTCAGTGCAAGTGTATCCAGTTTTCCAGTCTGTGTGTGTTTTGATAGAAGCGGCCAGCTGTTGGACCCATTTGTCTAATCCCTTAGAGATTTTAATGGAACCTTTTGGTTTTTTATATGTTGTCATCCTGTGCCTCCTCATAAAAATTTCCTATATTTTTGATACAATCGTGGAATTCATTGGCTATATAGGTCTCGTCAATATCTTGAACTATGTCCCTGAACTGCTGTTTCGTGATGTTTGGAGCATAACGCTCACAGTGTTGCCTGCCCACGAATTCCCACATCAGCGGTTCATCGCCCTTACCTTGGTCAACGTATTCTTGCTTCAACAACTCAATCAGTTGTTCTGCTGTATAACATAACATATGGTTCTCCTTTGTTAGTATGATTATAGCACAGATTGGGATTCTGTCAATCTGGTTTTTGCTGGCGAATTTTTTTACCCCCGCATCTGTGGAAATTTTTACAAGCAGTATAGGCCACCGTATCGCCACCGTTTCAGGGGGCGCCTCTTACCTGTTTACCATGATCGTATAACGGTGAGTGAGGGCTTACACCCTCACTCATATGACAAAGGAGAGTGGAGCCATTCACCATATGAACTCCACTCACCTATTATAAACCACTGTCTATTATAGCACGAAACGAGAGATTGTCAACCCCTTAGGCTGGTGTGTCAAAGCCACACTGGAGATTGACCATATCTACCAAATTCTGTTGTTGGCTGTGATCAAGGTTGTGCCACTCCTCTTGTAGTTCAGAGGTGATCCAACCCTTACCCAGTCCCCTGTCTATCTCTGATTCAGTGAAATCAGCCACTGATGTGTAGGCCTTGTCCACGCTCCAACTCTCCATGTGTTCAACCAGTGCTTCATATCTTGTTTTAATCATTCTTCATTATAGCATGAAACGAGCGCCTGTCAACCCCTTAGGCTGGTATGGGATGATGCAGTCTGCTCTGTGCAGTCTCCTGCCTCTGACGCTGTATCTTCGCCAGCAACTCTGGGGGCACTTGATCGTCCGTGAGCACCGCTGTCACTGTGTGGTCCTGTGTGCGAAACAGGCCCCAGTCAGCACAGTCAATGCCCATCGCGGGCAAATAGTACAGTGCTGAATAATAGCCCCGCATGGGTGGTGCTCCCTCCTCCGCCCATTGTGGCAGGGGGTGCCCCTCGTCGTGCATCAGGTAAACCAATCTACCGTCTGCTAATCTTACTATGTCACCTTCTTTATATTTCATCGTATGCTCCTTTGTTATAATATTAGTATAGCACACTTGGTAACGCCGTCAACCCCCATCAAGTGTGGTTCAAACGGTCAGAAGGCGGGGCTTATTATAAGATAATAGCACAAAAACCCAGATTGTCAATGGTAAATGCACAGAAAAAAACCATGGGAATCAGTGATTTAGAACGATATGGCACGGTCTGAACGGTGGGGTGGGTGGTTGATAGAATGGTAAATCAGGTCTGGCTTTTTAGGCGAAAAAACGCCCCATATACGGCCCCGTGTAGACCATTCTGCCACTTTTCTCGTGCTCCGTAACCCCCCTTAAAGTGCCCCTAATGTGTGCTCAATACAGACTGCTTTATGCTGGCTCCTTTACCGTTTCACCTGCTTCCTCCATTATGCGATCACCTTCGTAGTGTATGTAATCTTCCAACGATTCAATCGCGTGTCCTTCTTCTACACTGCCCCTGTAGTAATCGTAGATAAGTTCAATCTGGTCTCTGGTGTATTTGTCCAATAGTTCTGGTTTGTGATTTAACAGAGTGTTTATTCTCCTGTTGTATTCTTCATATATGTTGGTCATGCTGGCTCCTTGTGTTTGTTCAATTGACGGGCCACGAATGGTCCGCCCTCTGCCCATTCTACCACATCATCTGCTGTTTGGCCTGTGTTCCATGCCCGTTGCCATATGGCACTTTCAGCCAATACCTGTAATTTTATAGTGTTACTGAAAGCCACTATCGCAAAGTGGAAATGCTCTACGATGCTACGGAACAGGTCCCATACTTTATCAGGTGTGCAATAACACGACACCCCTGCGAAACGGTCGTTGATGGAAACCATTGTGAACTGGTTGCGTATCTGGTCCAAATGCTCTGACCATTGTGCGTCTGTGTAGCCTGGGTCAGGGTCTCTGGTGATTAGGCCCGTCTGCGTACGATCTCCCTCTTCATGTTTAAAAGTAGGCAGTATGGCCAGGAAATAACCTGCCACCATATCTCCGTCATGCCTTGGACGAGTGATCTCTGGCAATACGGCGTCCCAGTCCTCTTTTATCATACAGGTTGAGTATTGCACGGGTGCTTTCTCCATCATATCAATCAGTTTTTGGGTCTCGTGGGGCACTGTAAATATCGCAAACGGTCCTTTGCCCCTTGCGGCGTCCCACATCAGGTGTTTGCCTGTGCTAAACCCACCCACACCATCTTCCGTGTACTCTGTGCTGGCCTTGCCAAACAATTCCTTGGCAGTGTAGTGTGTCTTCTTGGTCTTGCCCTGTTGCTGGGCTTGTCGCACTCTCTCTTCGCGAGTGCCTCTGTTTTTTGCTTGTCCCATTCGTTGCTCCTTTGTTATCTTATAATAGCATGGTTTTGCGAGTTGTCAACCTCAAAAAACGGGGTCTAATACACCAGATCGCTGTCTTGCAAGGGCCTTGTGTCATAGAACCGTCTGTTCTGTTGTGCGGCCCAAAATCTCTCCGCTTTGGGAATCTTCCGCTCTTCAGCCTGGGTCAAGAATGCTATGCTCTTGTCACAATACTTGGTCTTGCTGTCTTTCTTGGCCTTGTCCCAGGCCTTCTTCTGTGCTTGGCGGCCTGCCCTGTCTTTGGCCGTGAAACCCCATTTCCGTGACTGTGGGTTCCATTTGAAACCTGCCTTCCGCACTGCTTGATCAAATTGCTTATCTCGCTGGGCCTGTTGTGCTTGAGTGTATTGGCTGGCCTTGTAGAAACTGACCCTGCCGTGTTCTAACAATATTCGTGCTCTGGTCTCTGATTCCAGATACACCACTTGGTCTTGTTTGCCTGCCAACCGCATGGATAATTCTGCTGGTGAAATAATGCCTGCCTGGATGACCATGTTGCTGTATGTCCGCTCGTGTGCTCTGGCATCAATCTCCCATGGTGCATCTTTGTATGCGCCTGAGTAGTATTTGCCCTGCCAATAGCCCTGCTCCCACCTGCCATCGTGCGTCATCTTGTGGTTCCTGCCGTTCCTACTCAACAGGCCCTCCTTGTACTGCACTGCGTGTCTGGCCTCGTGTGCCACGATTCTCAACAGCCTCGCCATGGTTGCTCCGTACAGGTTTCTGAAATTCAACACACTCTGCAGAGTGTTTTGATACCACAGACCTGCGTGAAAGGCATCTCTGCCCCAATAGGCCGTCCTACCAAATTCCATACGGCTGTCTATCTGTAATTGGTCTGCGAGCCAGTTGTGACATCTGGTCATAATCTCCATCACATCTCTCTCGTTTTGATTCCTTGGTGCTAATCCTATATTTGCCATATCAGTTGTGCTCCTCCTGATAGTCTTGTAATATTTTGACAATTTCTATATCATCCCATAATTCTATGGCCTCTCTCCAACACCAATCACCAGACATACCTTCTTTCTGAAAATTTGAAGTAATAATATCAGCATGGATATCCCAAGCATCTGTGTCTAATCGCTCATCACTGGTAGCCCAGTCCATAACCTCTTCGCACTTAACAAGGTCATTGTCAAAAAATTTTTTTAATTTAGTCATCTTATTCTCCTTTGTTATTATCAGTATAGCACAATCCGCTGTGCTGTCAACCACCATGATGGCATTTTTCTTTTTCAAAGCCTAATTCTTTTGCCCATTTACGGAATTGTGCCGCTTCATCATGACGGATTGTAAAATCTATCCAATTGCCATAATTGCAAGTGTGATCCTGGCCAGGTCTTGTAAGGCCCAGACTGAATCTGGTCCCTCGTTTGTCCAGTTGCCAAAATTTGGTAAGAGGAACTGCATCACCATCTAATAAAACCTGTTCCCATTTTTTGACTATGTCAGTCAACTCCTTTTTCTGGTTATTGTTCATCTTTTCATCTCCTTTGTCATACTATCATTATAACACACCCAACTCTGCTGTCAACCTCTGCTCCTGACGGCAAAATCGTTTGTATTTCGCAATAGAATATCTGTAGGCCAGTGCAACGATCTGTGAGTAGTCGTCTGGCACATCACACTGGGCAAATTGTAGGTAGATCTGTTGCAGAATAGCAACACCCTGTGATTCTGTGTAATCACCCATATAGACCTGATCTGCCAGGTCTTTGTAATTGGTAAATTTGTGTTTGTAGCAGTTGAATTGTTGCAGTTTACGGTCTGTGTACCAGGCCTCTGATTTCATATTCAGCCTGTTGACATCACCTACCTCCAGTACCTCACGGAAACTGACTGGTGATTTGTGACCGCTGTGTTTTCTCAATAGTTTAAATGCCTGTTTCATACTATCATTATAGCACGTTTGGTAATATGGTCAACCTCAAAAAACGGGCATAAAATGGGGGTTTTTTAGGTCTAATGTAGTGCATAAGCAATATTCTTCACTGATTTGCTCCAGCATCTACGGCAATCACCGCATTTGCCCGTGTGTACGGCTGGACAATCGCCCTGGCCTCGCACGACGGTCGCGGTGTGTGTCCAACTCTCTGGTGCTGGTTGGTCAATCATTGCTGGTGAGAATCTCACCGTAAGGTTGCTGGGTGCCAATTCTAACCAGGGTTTTACCCAGGCCTCTTTTGTAGGCATCCAGTGTCGCACATCAGGTGTGGCCTCGCATACCTCAAAGATACGCAAGAGGTGATCTAGGTCCTGCACATCACCAGTGTCGTGCCATCTAAAATAGGGTGATTGCGATTGATAACGGTTGATGATTGTGATCATTGCCTGAGTCCATTCAGGGTCAGTGATACTCGCTAATCTACGATATTGTGCCTTCACAATTGAAGGAAATCTATGGTAATTGCCTTTGAAAGCATAACAACTGGCACAAACTGAACCAGGCTCTTTTCTCAACCTCGCACCAGTCTTACAGGCCGCGGCTGGCAGTCCATACGCATAACCAGGCAACTTTTTGTTGTTCTTGGTAATGCCGCCAACTATTTGTAATGCTTGTCTAATCAACATATACAATCAGTATAGCACGATTGGTAATACCGTCAACCTTAAAAAACTGGCATAAAATGGGGTTTATTTGGGCAAAGACACCGTTTTTTTTGCGATCTTGTGAGTTTTAGCGATATGGGATAGCATCAGAGTGAGGTTCTATACTATGGGAGTAAGCCCTTGGGCTTTGGAACAGAACCTCACCTGTTTATAGCGAAGCAGATGTTATACTTGTTTTGGAGAATAAGAGATCTGCTTCTGTAGTATTTATTAAGGGTGCAAAAAGGGTGAAGGAATCAGGGTGTCCAGTTTTAAGAATCATGGCCTGACAAATAGACGAACACCCTGACTTATAAGATACAAACCCAGTCCGCACTTGCAAGGGAGAACATAGGTGAGTGCTTGTATTTATGACTCAGGCTCAAAAAGGTTGCTTTTTTTTAGGGTTGGCATATATACTTGCAGTTATTGTTTTGGAGAATTATCACAAAAATTCTTGGGGTGTAAAGAACGCACCATCTTAGTAGCAGGTCCCAGACCCTTAAGGCGTTTTAACCAATGAGCCAGCGAGGTGATCAGATCTGTGAGGCAGAGAGGCCAGAGATACGAATCTAAACGACAAACCACTCTCAAAAAAAAAACGTTCTGATAATCAGACTGATTGAAATATTCAATTTAATTCATTAGAGAAATGTTTGCGAGTCATTTATGACGAAGCAAAGGTCATCTCAGATGACCTACTCAGTGCTGTCGCACTTCGTCTTCTTGACTCCTTCAAATGAAATTCATTCAGTAGATATAGGCGTTAAGTCGCCAAGAGGTCTGACTTGGGACGTCGTCTTTGTTGAGACAAAAAACTACGAAGCCGTATAATTTTAGGTCGCACCTGATTTTTAAGAACAAAATTACAGGAGTGATGTGGTGATCCAGGGCATACACCTGTGCCTTGACCATTGCCCTGTTTTCGCTCGCAACGCCATTTGCCCAATTTTCGCATTAGGTCTAAAAAACTATTTGGTCGCATTAGGACTGAATGGTGTGATTGGTTACAGTCACATAAGCAGATCGTCTGCCCAGGCTGTTGATGCTGGCCACTCTCACGTCATACGCAGTGCCTACTGTGACTCCTGTGATGAAAAAATATTCTTCCACAGTGGTGCCTGCAGTGGTCCAATCTGAATCAGCAGAATCACGATATTGTACCACATAACTGGTGTGATATGGATCCACAGTTTCAGTCCATGTGGCATATAAACGAATCACTGTGCTGTCAGATTCTACGTAGCCGCCTGAATTGGTGACAAGATTGTAGGCAGAGCCTGATGCTAACACCAAGTTGGTAGGTGCTGGTGCTGACAGAGGATCTGGTAGATTGATGCTGGGTCTGGTATAGTCTGCGCCTGAACTATCAATGGCATAGGCAGATGGTTGATGCTCCACAGCATTGACTTCAACTGCTCCATCTGTGGTCACTCTGAGATCCACAATTCTAAATAGGCCATCTAAACCAATGGTATCTATGGTGACTCTGATTAGGTCGCCCACTGAATTGTTGCTGGTGGTTAAGTTGGTGTTGAAAGTAATAAATTTTTGAGATCTGGATCTACGCACAAACACACGAGCAAATTGTTCTGCAATTTTACGATTGGCAATGGTAGGTAGAGTGATTCTTTTCTCTAATCTGGCTCCATCTGCCGCCAGATAGGCAGTGTCATCAGCAGACCCTTCTTCTGGATAGATCACATCATTGGGTTGATAGCCCGCCTCTGGATCCACGTAGGTGATTATGGCTCTGTTGCATTTGTGTTCTTTGCTCTCTCCCTCCAATTGTACTCCTCCAATGATATGCTCATTGGTTACGGTGAATACAGTGGCAGGATCTGATGGTGTGGCAGTGATGTCTGTGTCATCGCCTCCATTTTCAATTTTCAATATGTACTTGCCGCCTTGATAAGGCATGATACCACGGAAACTGGCCAATAGAATTTTACAATTACTCAATAGAGTGTTGGCAGTATCCATCACAGCATCACAAGTGAATGCCGCAGAAGTGGTAGCATTGGCATAGGTCACAGTTTGGGCACACAAGTCCGCCGCCGCTTTCCAAGAGGTCCAATCAAAAAGATCATTGCTCAATCCTTTGCCGTATCGCTCTGATCTCAAATAATCACACAGCACAGACACAGGATTATTCACATAGGTTTTGGTATCGCTGTCGTAGGCCGTGTTGTAGGTAGCAGGATCAATGGTGGTTAGGTCCAAAATAGTTTTGCCTTGTACCACCAGTTTGGCGTTGGGTATGCCGCCTCCATATGGATTGTTGTTGGGGTTTTCAGAAGTGTTGTAGCCCACCCATTCATATCTTAAAGCAATGTAGGCCAGTCCAGATAACTTGTGATTGTCTGTCCAACCTGGTGCTTCTTTTAATAGGGTTGATGCCACTTGGTTGTCCCTGCCATCAAAGAATTGTGCCACCAATTTATTGGCATAGTTGCCTGAAGAAGGAGTGGCCTGCACTCCGTGAGCATAAGATGACAGAGGTACTTCGTTGTCATCAATGCTTAATTTATTGTAGCCGCTGATCTGCCCTTCACACAGCACCATGGCCACGTAAAGATATTTGTTGTTGCTACCGTTCGTAGAAACGAACACACGAGTCCCCCCAATGGCTCTTTGTCCATACACAATGGGTATGTTTTCAACTGCAGAATCTTTGTTGACTAAAACTCCCTCAATGGCTTGGGCTTGATCTGTGCCTATGCCATAATCAGGCACATCAATATTCATTCCAAACGGAGAAGTGACTGCTGATACGATGCTGGATACCACCTTGGATACCAGATTGATTGCTCCTTTGGCAAGATTAGTTACTGCTCTGAATGCCTTACTAAAAAAACCCATTATCTTGTTACCTTATATGTTTTCTTACTTTCATAAGTTGGATATTGTTTCATTGCTCTGTCTAATATTTCGCAATCATTACACAGAGTCCAGTTGTCTGCGGTGTTTAATATTTTTATATCTATAGATTCTAACACATCCATGATAGCATATAAAATTTCTAAATAATTTTCTTCTGTTCTTTCTGTGAGTGTAAGATAGATGTTTTCTAATTTGGCTGTAGGTTGTTGCAAATAAAAAAGATGAAATACTTCTAAAAAAGCAAAACCTATCATTTCATCATCTTTAAACACTCCAAAATCTATGTTAACTAATTTTTTAGATAGAGCATTTTTTAATCCTATCATTAAAAGATCATCACGAATGTTTTCTATGCCTTTTTCTTTCAATGATTGTTTTGCCAACACAAAAAGATCTCTTAGATCTGATGTTTTAATTCTTCTAACCACTATTCCTTCCATTAGGTTCTCCCCCATCTTATGTCTTGTATGATTTGTGCTGAAAAATTCATGCCTTGATCGCTGGCAAACTCTCTGTTCTGCGACGCTGGATTGGTTCTTCTGCCATTGGTTCTTTCAAAGTCAGCAAACTGCGATGCCACTGTAATTACTATGGTAGCAGTGTTGGTTTCTTCTCTGATAGAATATCCTAATATACGACCATCAAATATGGTATAGACATCATCATTGGTAAATGAATAATCATCATTTAATATTGCTCTATAGATAACCACTCGTTTGTTAAGATATTCGTTATTGATTAGTAGAGCAATGGTGGCAGTATCTACTGCGGTAAATGTCATGTCCAATTGCCCCACTCTAAGATCAGATGATTCTATGATATTGCCAAAATTTAAAAATTGGCCTTGTGCTACATAGGTATTCAAACCTGCGTCAGGAGCAGTGGGTGAATCCCAATCAATGTCTATGTTGGTAGATGTGAGATAAAGGCTGTCTGTGAGATGCAGTTCAATTAGGTCTGCTGTGAATACGGTTCTTTCTGCCAATTTGGTTTGTAAGGTAGCAGGAAATTGTCTTGTCATTAAATCTCCTCATTGACAGTGATTTCGTATTTGTAGGTTCCATCAGCCTGTGTAATAAACTTGATCTGATCATTATCCAAATACACTGTGAATGGTACATTGGTGTAAGTTATGGTTTGACCACCACCTGTTAGTGCTGTGGTTAAAGATGGATAGAATGGTATTCTGGTTAAAGTGCTACCATCAAAATTTACGTCTTCTGTTACCATATAAACCTTGTTGTGATTGGAAAATTTAATTAGATCACCTTTCTTCAGTGTGCCTGTGCCATCAATTGTTACACCTACTGCGGTAGATCCTGCTGATAGACTGATCACAGGTGATGTGCTGGAGGTGTTGGCCACTGTGATTGTGCCTGAGGCAGTGCCTCTGGTGGTTGCAATTTCTGGTGGTACGATAGTGAATGCTTCATATTGACCATTCTGTTGTACCAAGAAAGCATAATCTGCCATCATGTTAGCACGAGTCATTGAAGGCGATTTTAATTTGAAACTCCAGAATTGACCGCCTACTTTTAATCGCTGTGTTTTGCCAGATACGCTCACTGTTACTCTGGTTGTGGTGTTGCTTTGGAAATCTAATGTTTCAAAACCTACTGTGCTGGGAAATGTACCTGACATTATGCTGTTAAACTCCTTTTGCCTCGTTCAGCAAGACCTCTATTGATCAATCCAATAATAAGATCTTGTCTTGTAGTTAGTAATTCATTGAAATCAGAGGCATCAATTGTGTTGATGTTGAATGTTACGTTGATGTTATCGCCACCTGCACTGCTCATGCCTGTGCTGTTGCCCAACTCATTATTAGGTATAACTTCACCTGCTGTGCCTGGAACGAATAATTCTGGTCCTCTTTCTCCCACGATGATGGGTTGATTTGCAGGAGTTCTACCTCCATTAGCAAAGAACGGTATGCCAAAGCCACCGCCTCCACCAAAGAATGCCAATACTGTTCTCAATGCAATTTCTTTTTGTAATTGGGCATTGATTTCTTTCTGTCTGCCTAATACACCTCTTAAGAATTTTTCTAAAGGTTCTAACACAAATATGGTTATACCTAAATTGATGAATCCTTGTATTAGAGATCTAATAGTGGCTTGCACTATATTGCCCAATGCTTCGTCTAATGATTTGGCTTTCATTATGACATCTGTCAATTCTGACGATGCTGTGTTTCTAAACTCTACAAACGCATCTGCCACAATTTTGGTTTTGGCAACCAAAATATCAAAATCTCCAATGGCGATTTTAAGACCTGAATACAGCGGATTGAGTTCTAAATCTCTGTCAATTGCTTTTTGTAAATTGTATTGATCTTGTAATAATTGTTTTTCTTTTTTAATCAGTGCCGCTCTGGCAATGGCTAATTGATTTGCTCTGTAGGTTTTATTG